TGTAGCAAAAAATCTAGATGTAGGAAAATTCTTTAAAGGTAAAGACCCCAATGTAAAAAGTGTACTGGGTGAACAAGATAAACTAAAAACTCCCAAAACAGTAGATGTTAGCGTAAAGGAAGGTAATGTTGGTATCACCAAGGACGGAACACAAGTTGGAGTAGATAAAAAAGGCAACTTGAGAGAGGTATCGAAAATTGATGATAAGTTGACCACCAAAAAAGTTAATCCAGCAGACTTAGCAGAAGGAGGGAAGGTTACCCTAACAAGCAAGGTAGACGATGCTGCCAAATTAGCAGATAAAGCTGTAATGGCAAAATCACTACTGAAAAATATGGGGAAATATGGATTAAAACAAATCCCTGTTGTTGGTGCAGTTGCTGGGGCAGGAATGGCATTATGGAGACTATTCCAAGGTGATATAGCAGGTGCTGCTATTGAAGGAGCTGGTGTTGCAATTCCAAGTGTAGCTGGTGGTTTAACAGTAGACTTAGGTCTTCTTGCGAGAGACATGTACAATGACATGTATGGTAACCCAGACGGCGACTCAACAGAAGCAAAATTCCCTCATGATTCTGACATGGTGAATATGCCAGATACATTTAAAGGAAGATACGGAGCTATTAAAGATTATATTGTGAAGAAATTGAAAGAACTCCAAGAGGGACTTAATGAAGATGCTGATGAAGCAGGCAATGTTGAAAAGAGACCAGAAATTCCAATGTTCGCAAGTGACACAACTAAGGAAAGACTTGCTAAAGAACAAGAAGCATGGGATGAAAAATACGGTAAAGACTTTAAAGCAGATGGCACTCCAAAAGTATCAAAACAACAAAAACTAGAAGCTTCTCTTGCTTCAGACCTTGAAGGTGCAGAACCAATAGTTGATACAGATTCTATGACACTAGAAACTGCAACTACAACCGCCCAAAATGAAGTTGTAAAAAGAGACCAAAGAGTTGTTGATAAACAAATAAAAGCAAATCAAGAACTTGCATCTGCTATGACTTCCATGCAAACATCAACTGGAACTCCGCCTGGCGGGTCAACTCAATATATTGGAGTGATTAAGGTAGATGACAGTACTCTAAATCCAGACAGTAAACTAAAAATGAATATTGGTAGTGGTAGATAATATTTTCTTTTTAATATAATTATCTACATGTTCTAATATATGGGATTCTCTTCTTTCCATATGATTTTGTGTCTGAAAATCATCCCAACTTACACTAGGGTCAATAAAGAACTTATCATACATGAATGGGTCTAGTACATTCTTCAATTTTGCCTGACTAAACTCTTCCACGCAGAACTTAAAACAATCATACATGGTAGTATAGTCATTCTTCCATTGTATATAGTCCTCAGAGGTCGCCATGTAGTCGTAGAGGACTTTATAGTAAGGATTGATACTCAAGTCCCACTTTATATCATCTTTTGGGAATTTGGTCTTCTTATAACCGTATTCTCGCCAATGTAAATCGAATTCTGAGTTATGATTGAGTGAAGGTTTATGAAGGTTCTTAAACATCAATATATTCATATGATAACTCTGGTCAGACCAGTATTCTGAACACCAATCTACTGTATCGCGTAGACTATCAATGGTTTCATATGGAAGTCCAGCTATTAATGATATATGACCTTTATAGAATCCAGCATTCTTCAGAAAGTATTCTTTAACTTCTAATAGTCCATCCTGTATTCTACCAGTATTCATCCCCTTACCAACAGATTTAGCTGCCTTGTGGTTCATACTTTCAATACCATAGAAATGAGATGTAATTCCCATCTTGATTAGGTTATCCCAATCTTTAGGACGCGAAGCGATTAAATCACCACGAATATAGGCAGTCATCTTTGGTTGGAATGGAAGTTTCTCTATTACATTAGCAAACTTCTCAATCTTCTGTGGACTATCATTGAATGTTTCGTCTAAGACAATATAATGTTCTGTTCCCCATTTATCATAATTCTCTAACATCTCATCATAGACACTTTCTGCTGTACGAGAGTAATCACCCTTGACACCTAGTATCGGGAAACTACAGAACTTACATTTAAACTTACATCCACGAGCAAACTCCAAAAGAAGTATTTCTCTTGGGTTCATAAAATCATTTTCTTGATATGAGACTGTTAAATCATCTCTAGGGAAGGATTTGTAATTAACATAGGCATTAATTATATTATCGACATGTTTCGGTTCTGGGCCACCATCAAAATGTTTCATTAGTTCTAACATAGCATTTTCACCGTAACCATAGACATACCAATCCATATCTAAACTACGCATACTATCATTTTGACTACCAGCGACACGCGGTATTTGTGGGTAATGAACCTTTAACCAGTTTACCAGTTCTTTAACAACTGGGCTATCTAAAAAGAAAGTAGAACCAAACCCAAAGAACTTACAATCCTGTGCTATTGGTCTAATATATTCTTTTAATTGTTCTAGTGTCCAACGATGAACATAATCTACTACATCAATATCATAACCATTCTGCCTCAAAAAGGTGGCAATTTTATGTCCACCAGACGAGCGCCTTATTGATATGTTTCTTGAATCTTCTTTATGAATTGACCCACCAAGGTCTTCTAGTTGTCCACCAAATATAATTCCATCCATAATTTCTGCCATAAAAAAAGGGGCGACACTATTTATGCCGCCCCTCGCATAACTAATCTGAGATATTAACTATCGTCAGCCAGTTTTGCAAAGTACGACATTGCATCGTCATCACTATCTGAACCATTGGAGACTACCTTTGCTTCAGAGTTTTTGTTAACAAACAAGTCATCTTCAATGTCGCCTGTCTGGGCTGCAACAGTTGAAGCAGTGGGAACCTTGCTTGCACCTTGAAGAACCATACCCAATTTGGATTTAAGGTCTTCATAAGACTTGAAGTTAGATGGGTCTACAATCTCTGCAAGAGAGTGTTGTTTCGCCCAAATCGCCTCAATTTCATCATCAGCAGCTACTGGTGATGGAGCAGACTCAAACTCCGACTTGTCATAGTTTCGGAATCCCTCAACTTGACGAATCTTCAGTTTGAAGTTTCTGCCTTCCCAGAAATCAAAAGGATTTACTGGAGTTTCATCTTCAAATTCTGGCTTTAACAAGTCTTGAATTTTGTCGAAGATTTTTTTACCATAACGATAAAGGTATACATTACCTTCATTTTCTGGATTGGATGGGTCTTTCACAACAACAATGTTGGAATAAAAAGACTGCCTACGCTTTTGTTTGCGAGCAATATCTTTATTAGACTCAACACCGCTATTCCACAATTCGCTGTTCAATTCTGAAACAGGGTCTTGTTGTCCTAGAGTTGTGAGAGAATTCTCGATGTACCACTTCCCAGTAGGCCCTTGGAATCCATGTGTCCAGAGTCTTGCCCAATATTGGTCTTCACCTTTTGCTGGGGGCAAAAATCGGATGACTGCATAACCATTTCCAGCTTGGTCAACAGTTGGTTTCCATTCCCTACCATCGTCATTAGACTCGGTGGTAGTTGTAGACATCTTCTCAACTTGGTTAAGAAGGGTGTCAAAGTTGCCACGCGACTTGCGTAGCTCTTCTATAGTATTAAACGACATATATTTCTCCTTGTGCGTTATATTGGTTTATGTTTGCGTTGTATTTTACTTTTTTTATCCAAATCATTCAAGAACTCATTGGACTCATACATATCCTCATTATACAAGAGATGTTGGTATTTGTCAAGTCTAGTTTTATCTTCACTAGGTACTCTTCTCATACGCTTCTCTTCATCATGAGGGCGTAGTTTCCTACTCATTATGTACACTCCTATTTATACAGGTTATTGAGTAAGTGTTTTAGCGACTTCTCTCATAGAGTCAGTCACCTTAACAAACGGGCGATACTTTTTCACTAGTAGTACAACATCTTCTAATAAGATATCATCCGTTTCTTCTACAAAATCGAAAATCTTATCTAATATAACAAGAGTTTCAATTTCGATCATTCTACCAAAGTACAGACGAAAAGTCAAGCCCTGTTTTCCATTTTTTTCAAAAAAAGCGCCAACTTTTTGCTTTTCCATCTCTAGTAGTATCTTTGAGACATCCCTTTGAAAGAGATATTCTCTTTGATTCTTTTTTACCTTCCAATCTTCGTATCGTTTGGATGCCTGTATATCAAACAATCCACCCCATCGTTCTCCAGATACAAAGTTTGCGACTAAGAAATCTATTATTTCCTCGCGTTTATAATCCCTAGCAAGTTTCTTTATAGATACCATATCCTTTCTTTTCTTGAAAGTTTCTGGTTTTACTCTAACCTTACCCTTATACTTCACTACATCATATGACTTGGTAGTAAAATGAAGTTTAATCGCTAGGTATAGTTTATAAACTTCATAGGGTTCAATCATATTGGTAACTTACAAGACTTCTGTCCCTTAACTAAGTTAAGACCAATTGCTTCTGCTTTGATTTTTTCCTTTAGAGATGCTGTGAGTAATTTTTTAACACTCTCTATCTCTATGTCATTTTTGGTACAATACTCGACTAATACATCGATATAGTTTCCAGCAGAAACCGCCTTCTTTTCTATATGCTGAGAGAATTCAGATGATGTTTGAAATTCTGACTTTGTAACCAAAGCAACATCACTAATCTTCTCTTCTTTTTTCTCGTCATTGTCCACTATCAATTTTGGCATATTTTTCTTCCACATTACGAAAATCTTTGTTTATTTTTCTTAAAATAGTTTCTTCCTCATAATCACTCTTCCATTTTTTGATATATCCAATAACATCGTATTGAGGTTCTATATAAGGATTTTCACATTCGGTCACTTCTGCTTCACCCTTCTTATCGAATTCGTGAACAATATTATGATTAAATGCGTTTGCTATTTCCATTATACTAACTGGATTACCAGAACCAAGATGTACATGTTTTGGTTTTCTCTTTGTAGTTAACAACTTTAGAATACCATCGATTACATCATGGATGTGAGTGAAATCTCTTTCTTTTTTACCACTACCAAATATCCTAAGAGGTTCATTCTTTTGGATGCATTTCTTAAATGCTCTTATTACCGTACTATATTCTCCATAGTCAGCTTCCCTTGGGCCATATACATTATAGAAATATAACATATGATATTCCAAGTTAAATTGTTTGTGGTAAAGTTCTAAGATTTCTTCACTTACACACTTAGAAAATGTATAAGGATTATCGTGATGATGAAGAAACTGAGTACTAGAAGAGGCAGCGAAAAACAAAGGAATTCGTTCTCTTCTCGCGTATTCAGAAACTACCATTGTTGAATTAAGGTTATTTGTGATAGTACCAAAGGGGTCTTTCTGTGATAACCTAATTCTAGGCGTGGCGGCTAGGTGAAATATTGCGTCAAACTTCCCAACTGGGATTGCTGATGCAACATCTTGATGTAGATACTTCACATGTTTACTATCGAGTTTAAAATTGCCAGTTCTCATATCATCAATTACAAGAACATTCTGCCCGTGAAGAACTAATGCTTCTACTAAATGTGAACCTATAAATCCACATCCGCCTGTAACAATAAAATTGTGAACCTTATCAGACATAATTAATAACTCGACATCGTGTAAAAAATGTGATTATCTATCCTTTTTGTCATTGCCATGTGTTGCGCCCATGCTGGGTCTACATAATCTGCGTGATAAAACAAACTTCCATCTGTGTTATCTTCAAACCTTCCGTACCAGACATTCATTGACAATTCAACGATTTCCTCATATGAGTCAAAATCTTGTACCATGTCGGATTTACCGTCACAGTACCAACTGAATTGGCATCCATGTCTTACTGGAACCAGCGTTTCATTATCTCTCCAAGACCGTTTGTGTTTTCCTTGATAAACAACTCCACAAACTGTATCTGGATATGCGTCACTCTTAACACGATTGAGAGTTACGAAAGCTACTGCAAGTTTACCTTCTTCACTTTCGCCCCTCGCTTCGTGGTAAATGTTAACGGCAAGACAAGCAATTTCTTCTTGATTATGAATTAATTCCTGTTCATATTCTAGGAAATTCTTGTCGTTAACAAAGTGGTTGTCAGCGCTTAGCGGGAACAATACTAATGTAACCGCTGAGATGGCAGTTAAAAACCAACTGTACATAATGTACTAGATTAAAATGGTATCTTGTCAAATAATGTGTCAAGAAAATCCAACCAACCTTTTCGGTCTTTAATCCATGCACCAACTACAACTCCTATTACGAGTCCTGTAATTAACCACATATCTTCCTCCTTCTCTTTATGAGATAAAAATGAGACAGTATTCTGGTGCTAGGAACTGTCTCCAAAACCCCGAGCGATTCTACGCCGCTAAAGCGTAGTCCTCATAAGCAGTATTATCTTCTGCGTTTATGGTTGCGTTGCACTTACGGCAGCTTCCTCTCCGAACTCTCCACTCCCCTAATAAGTCCCAGTCGATCCTATTCGCCCCCTTAGTCGGGTCTATAAGGATAAATTGGTGGAGGCGGGGGGAATCGCACCCCCGTCCTGTCAACCTTTCAATTCGTTTCATAGAGTCAAGTTATATTTATATTATAGTATAAGATGGGCCAGAAGTCAAGCGTTATTTTCGTATAAATCTCGACATTCTAACAAGTATTCTGTATAATTATCACGATGTTCAATGAATAATTGTGGTTCTTCATTCGCTACACCAATGATAATTACTGAATTTGTGATAGGTATTCCTGTTCTTTCCTCAAACATGATGGCATAACCAGCACATTGAGCGAAATAATTCTTTATATATGACTTGGTTTTCCTCTTAGCAGAGGTTTTAAAGTCAATAATAGACAATTTTCCCTCAAATTCCGCGATACAATCCGCTTGACCAGCCAACCTCAAATGGTCGCTGTACAAAAATTGTTCAATCGCGTGAATGTTGTCTATTTTATCAAGGTAAAGGCGCATGTTATCAAACATATCTTCCTCTACAAAGGACAACATTTCAGTATCAAGTTCCTTATTATTAAGATAATCCTCGCAAACACCATGAATTTTGGTTCCCCGAACAGACGATTGACGCGATATTTTGTTCGCGGTCTGTTCTCCTACCTTTTTTCTCCATGCTTTTATAGCGGGTTTTATCTTATATCCAAGAACGGTGGTGATAGAAGGGTATCTATCACCATTTTCCGTTACATATGTCCTTTTTCCTTCAAAATTCTCCCTCATTAACTGGGGAAAATCGTGTTTTTCGTCAATATGTGTAAACATTACAAAAATCCTATAATTATGTGACCATTATACTAGCCTTCAGAGCAAATGTCAAGTCCCATATTGCTCTTCATAGCGGATTCTTGAGATTAAATACTCTTTTACAAGGTCAGAACGGACAATATCGTCCTCACTAAACTCAAAAGTCCTAAAAGAAGGCATATTTTCAGCAATTACCATGAATTTCTGCAATCCACTTAAATCGCCTTTCTTATATAGGTCAGTTTGACGGAAGTCTCCACAGAATATAATCTTACTATTATGTCCTACGCGAGTTATAATGGAATTAATCTCCATGTCATTCATATTTTGACACTCATCCACGATAATAATGGAATTATCCAATGTAATTCCTCTTACAAATGATGTAATCATCCATTCTACATATTTCTGTTCGATTAGTCTCTGGAATGCCTGTTGTTTTTGGGGGAACAATGCAGTACACATATCAATATATGGTTGCATGTACACCGCAGTCTTCTCAGTTTCATCGCCTGGCAAATGTCCTATTTCTCTTGATGGGACTGCTGACCTTATAACGACTACTTTCTTATATGGGTTTCCTCTCTGTAAAACCTGTTCTAATGCTCGGTACAGGGCAAT